ACAATTGTTATTGACAGCTCAAGAAACTTAAGCAACGTAGCAAGTTTAACTTCTACTGGAAATGTCACTGGTGGTAACTTAACAACTGGAGGTGTTGTAAGTGCAACTGGAAACGTTTCAGGTGCCAATGTAGTTGCTTCTTCTGGACTTTATGGTACAATTCAAACTGCCGCACAAACCAATATTACTTCCGTTGGAACACTTTCTGCACTCACTGCAACCGGAAATGTAACTGGTGGTAACTTAACAACTGGTGGTATCGTAAGTGCAACTGGAAACGTTTCAGGTGCCAATGTAGTTGCTTCTTCTGGACTGTATGGTACAATTCAAACTACAACACAAAATGTAATTACAACAATGGGAAATTTATCAAGCATTGGTACAGCTGGAAATGCATTGTCATTATGTGGTATGTCAGCATCTAGCAGTATTCCCATAATTATTGGTGTTGCTCTAAGTGATGAAAGCACATATTTGACTACGAGCAATGTTGTTTATTTACGTTCACCTGTTACACTTCGAGTAAATACAACAAAATACCCTCTATTTACTATGTCAACAGCACCATCAGCTACTGTCACTTTTGATATTGGTTACACAGCAACTTACACTGGTACATCAAGCACATGGACAAGTTTCTATAGCGCAAATCCAACCATTGGAACATCCGCTTACACTTCAAGCAGTAGTGCAGGTACTTTAACAGGAACACCATTAACTATATCTGAAGGAACATGGTTGAAGATATATGTTAAAACAGTCGGCGCTGCGCTGACAACAGGTGTAGGTGCTAAATGCATGATTTACCACTCTTAAAAATAATGTAATGTAACAATTAGTTTATTTCTTGGAATGTTTCTTGCAATTCTTTAACTTACATGCAGATCCACCAGAGCAGCATGCTCCTGGTCCTCCACCTTGTAGTCTTTGGTGTGTAAAAAACATATTAGATAATGCATCAACGTCATGTTCTCCTACAACAGGAACCATATGGACAGTTTGATTTCCTTTCAAACCGTCAAGTGCAACATATCGATTTCTATCTGAAATAGCTGCTGAAAGCAAGCTTTCTAATACATCTATGTATTCATTGTATTTATTGATAATATCAGGTACATATTTTGGATCAGACGTGTTTACATATCTTTTTGTTAATTCATCAATTTGTTTTTGTAGAGGTGGTTCTGCTTTTTTTCTTTTAACCGCATCTGTTGCTACTTTGTAAACTGTGGGTGCTTTTTTAACTCTTGCAGATTGTCTTTTGTCAACATCCATTGCTTGAGTTCTCGCTTTTGTACCTCCTTCCATTTTCTAAAGATACTTAATAAAATAATAAATTTACTGTTCAATAACTTCTTTGACTTCGTCTTTCGCTTTGTTTATTTTGTTCTGCACAAATACAGCAAGGTTCTGGAGTGCGCTTAATATTACTGCAACTACTGTGAATATTATGAACATTACAGCTAATTTAGCACGAACTGATTTGGGTGAGACATCACCAAAACCAATTGTTGTAAGTGTTGTTAATATAAAATACGTACGTTGGAAAAATGCTCCTGCTAAATTTTTATCGAGTTTAATGTCCATTCCATTAAAATGTGTAACTGCATCCCTGCATACTATCAAAAGTCCCAAAGCAATTGTTAATATCGTACAAACTAATACTAAAACAACGTACATACTAATATAATTAATTAAATTAATTTAAATTAGGGTTTAAGTCTAATTTTACTGTATATTAAAATATTTATTTAATTCTTGTAATTTTAATACTCGTTGTTCGACTGGTATCCCGGAGACATGTGCTGAGAATACCCCGTATTTCCATCGGAATCGTTCTGCTGCATCTGGTTTTACAAATCCTTGCAAAATGCATGGTTTGTATATCATCAAAGAATCCTTAAAATCTTTGTTGTTCTGTAGTAAATATGTAAATGCATCCTGTTCCCAAAAACCTCCAAATCGATTTGTAGCCGTCACATTCGAGTAAACCAATTCTAACAACTCAAATGTTTTTGCAGTATTCTTTATAATGACCATTCCGCAATTAACATAACACGGTGGGATGTCCTCACTCACTGCAATAACTTTTTGGTCATTATGCAAAAAATCGGCGAGTAAAGATTCTATAGGTAAGTCTGGACGCGTTATAACAATGTCATCATCAACCCAAATTATTAAGTCACCTGTCTTCGTTTGTTTGAGTAATTTGTACATTAAAACTATTTTGCTCCATGAAATGTGTCTAGAAGTATCTAATGACTTATTGTCATAAAGGTAATCGTAATTGTGTTTTCTGGCATAGTTTACAAATATCGGAAATGTATATTGCGAAATTTGCGGTCTGTCAGAAACACAACAAAATACAACATTCGTTTGAAAAGGATAATACTTTAAACCGATGTCGATAAGGTCTCTATTACACGGCTGATCTAATTCACTCGGCAATGCAGCTTTACTTAAACGCAAAGGTTCTACTGCATTTTTACGGACATAAGTACATTCTATTACATTCGGAATAAAACCCGGCTCGTAACTAGAATGATTGTTACCGTGAACATGCACAAGGTAGAAATATTTGCTTAGCTTTTCCAACACCTTAATTTTTATATCGTAATGACAATAATTATCATTATTCAAATCGTGAAACTCAATCACTATTTGCTTAATGTGTGACAACAGGTGTTCTGGAAGTGTGTACAACCATAACCATTCATAACCTTCGATGTCCATCTTTAAAAACACATCTTTACGAGACTCCAAGTATTCATTCAAATTGGTTGTATTTGCACTGTTATATATATCTATATTTTTCGAGACGAACCCAAATTTTGATGGAGGAACCCCAGATATTGTTCCATCAAACATGAATCCAATAACATTTGTATACAACTCCGCAAAAGCATTGTCAAAAGATACATCGTCGTTCACACCACAACCTAAATACAAATCATACAACGAAGTGTTCAACGAAGTGTTCAACGTAGTGTTCAACGAAGTGTTCAAAGCTTTGTTTAAGTCTGCTATTACATACCCACCATCGTTGTCCCTACCTAAGCGCTGTTTGGAATCGAAATAGTACACTTGCAAAAACTTGTCCATACGAAGTCTAATTAGCCTTACCCATTAATTTCTTTAAGTAAATATATTTTTTGTTCTCCAGGGTATCCTTTCAATGTTTTGTAATGTATTTCCGCGATAGGTTTTTGTATTAGAGAGTTATAAAACGATTCACTGCAACATATTTCATTCGGTAAACACGTATGTTGAATACGTGATGCATAATTCATCGCATCTCCATACAAACTATACTTGGGAAGTTTTGATATTATACCGGAAATGATCGTCCCATTGTGTAATCCTATTCTCACACTGTATCCAGCCTGATTGGAAACTTTCAACAATGTCACCGCATTTTGTAAAAGTATATCTGCATCATTGCATATTATAATATAACAATCGCCGATAATGTCTAATTGTTTACATTGTTTGTGTATATTATTGTCAATGATCGCATACAATTCTTTGAGATCTGTCCAAGTATCTTTTAATTCTGTTGAGTTAACAACATCGTAAAATAATATACATATAAACTGTTTTATCGGTGATCTGTTTAGTATATCGTAATTTGATGGTATGAGTGTATCAATAAGTGAGCTTTTGTACTCGTCATTTAATTGTTTGTGATTGTGAAGAATTTCTTGCAAAATTTGAAGGGATTTGGGAGAAATGTCACCATCATGTTTATATAACTTTTCTAACAGTTTTTCGTTGTATTTACACATATTGTACGTTATAAAATATTTCAAAATAATATCGGATATATTAAATAATGACAACTTTGTTTTTAATGAAATAGGAAGTGTGTCTATTATTCCGTAACATGTTATAACTATATGCCCCTTTGGTATACTATGTGCACCTATATAGCCTGATATAAATGAAATTAATTTGAAACATATACGTAATATTGTATATCGACTAATTATACTTAAAATATTGAAACCGTATAATAAATATATATATTTTGTTTGAATGACAAATCCGTATCGATCCTTGATTATTATAGACAACATGTATGTTGTACAAGCCCACATAACATTTCTCCGCATGTAATTGAGTTTGTAGTCATTTGAGTTATATATATAATACATTACAACAATAAAGTTTATATATGTCATATACAAAATACGATAACTCAATGAAAGATATATCAAATATAAAAATATACAAATTATAAATGATTCTTCTGTAGTTATTTGTATTATTTTTTCATGGTTTGTATTTTGTATCACGGTATCAATAAGAGTATATGAAATTAATACCTTTGTAATATCTGAATTTATCATACTCTTAAATTCGGAGTATATAATGTTTCTTTTGCGTACTTTATCCCGCAATTATTTTCTCACCTTATTTAGACAATATCTTACAATGTCTATTGTAATTGTTCAAACTTGTGATGGGCAGGTCTACAAACCCATTTTAGACTTATCTGAACAAGTATCAAAAGCCTATTGCAACAAGCACGGCTATTTTTATTATAGATACGATGGTGTTGTGCGAGGTGTTCATCCTTGGCACGCCGCATTTAATAGAATATATATCTTTGAAGCAATAGCAAGAGAACACCCACACGTCAAATGGATTCTTTACATGGACGCAGATGCTGTTATTGTAGACCTTGAAAAACCACTCGATTCGTTTCTAGACGACAATTATGCTGTTATCGGCTGCAAAGGCGGCTCAGATGATCCACGAGCGTATTGGGACATCAACAATGGCGTAATGTTCTTGAATCTGCATCACCCTGCTGCTAACGATATCATCCAAAAATGGAAACAATTGTACGAAAACGTGCCTTTGTCACGACTTGAAGCCGAAACACAAGCTTCCTTTGATAAAATCGCCCATTGTGATGATCAATACTTATTACAATGTGTTCTCGTTACTTACAAGCCTCCCGTTTCCTTAAATTATCAAGGTGACAAAGCCAGTTCTTTCAATTACAATGGAAACTTTATTCAACAAATACTTAGAGTACCTGGTATAAAAACAATTGCTGATCGCACTCAAGAAATGAAACAAATTGTTGAAAAATTGATTTAGTTTAATTTAAAGTAAACAACTAACTTAACTTAACTGTGCTCAAATGAACACGGAACAACCTACGACGCCGCAAAACCATGTTTATGCAAATTTTGAAGAGCGCACAAAAGCTCTCGAGAACCTTATTCGAAAACTAGAGGAAAAAGAAGTAGAAAAAGTTATTCCTAAAAAGAGTCTTCTGACAGCTGCACTTCGTGAAATTGCAATTAAAGTATCCTTCAAAATTAATATCTAGAATTAACAATTCACTTCACTTCGAATTAAACAAACACTTCACTTCGTTTTTATAATTTTTTCAATATGTTCCAGAAACTCAGGAACATTTAGCAAACTAGTATGTTCACATTTACCTATAATATACCTTTCTGTTTTGTCTGTGGGGAATATATTAATGTACCCTTCCAAACTTGATTGGTCTACTATTTTGTCACCTTTTTCTAGAATATAACTATGTGTATAAAGGTCTTCTTGTACAATGGTTGGTGAATCGCAATTATAAAAAACTTTGATGTTAATGTCAAATCTTTTGTTTAATTTTCGTTTGATATTATTATGATACTTCTCAATTAATGGTATGTATGGTTGCAATACCTCAATTTGACGATAACTATTGGTAATGTTATATACATAATCTCCATTTGACTTTTTTATAACTGGTACAATACCATTTATATTATTAGGAATACATGTTATAATTGATGTCAATTTTGCAAGTTCTTCTTTAGTTGTTTTACGAAGAAATGGAATGTAATGTGAACCATAAAGTATACTTATTAATGCTGATACTGTACCTCCAAATGGCACACTTACACAAACAAATGTGTCTATATACTTATTCACCCATTGATAATCTTTTGTATCTAAGAATAATTTAAATAATATACCACCAAAACTATGTGTTACTACCACACTTTTCTGATCACCATTTCTTTTAACAGTGGATTCTATTAATCCTGTTAGGTCATTAAAATAATTATTTAACTCATATGGAATCATTATATTTATAAAATCATATGGAGCACCATGTAATGTATTGTAATCTGTGTATCCGTGTGAATACAGTAAACTGCAAATAGAATCAAAATACATATTATTGTGAAATATATAGTTCAAACCAAGTGAACTGATCTCTGGAAAAATATTTTTAACACCTTTAGTTCCCCCAAAATCAAAAGGAACTATAGTTTTCTCTACATTTCTGTTACCGCAATCTGCGCTTTCACTTATGTCTTTTTTCCATCGTTTATACATATTAAAATTTGTAATCATACCTAAATTTATCCATCGATTGTCAATTAATTTTTTATTACAGACAGTTTTGTATTCAGCACCTTTTCGTACAAGTATAGAACCGCCTATACCTGGTATTAATATAACTGGGCGCATTTACGTCTTTGTTATACTTCTCTTTGATTTTCTTTTAAGTGCTGGTTTTTGGATTTTCCTTTTTCCACCTTGAACTGGACCTGGTATTCTTGTAGGGTTTGAACTGCTTACTTTAGATGCGTAGTAAAGAGCATACAAAGACTGCACTGTATTCTTTGGTTTTGCACGAATACAACATATCATAACAAAAACTGTTTGCATGGTTTTCGAAAAGTCTTCATTGTAATTATAAACTATATTGTTATTCTTGTAGTCCGTTACAATTTCGTCGTAAACAGGAACATTATCAAAACGTTGCCTGTAATATTTCAGAGGAATATTTGATTGTCCTTCATTAAATTGTAGTCCTGCTGTAATGTCATCAACAGTTGGTATAGAGAAATCTAATATTTCCGAAACAATATCTGGACCAATGAATTTATAAGGTTTCTTAATTTTTTGTTTGTTGTATTCCTCTTCCAAATACTTATTCTCATTGTTTATATTTTTTAATAAATCTTTCATTTTGTCTGCATATTCTTTTGAAATATCCTTCACTTTATTTGCTTTTAAATAAATCATTATTTTTGCTCGTCCTTCAAGATATTTTTTAAACTTCGTCAAGGTTAAATTTATATATTGACCTTCACGCAACATAGAATATAAATAGGTATAAATGAAAAGTATTGTTTTCTGAACATCATCAAGGTTGGAAATTTTTTCTTCTGGTAACTTAAATCGTGTAGGATTAAATTGTTTAATAAAATTTTCATATTGTAATTTATTTT